AGGAAACCGCCTATCCCCCCGCCACCACCACCGGGCCCGCCGCCAAAGCTTGAGAGAGCCAGCTGCGCCAACTGCCCCAGCAAGTCGGTCAACACATCGGACCATTCTTTGGTGCCCTTGATCGCGCCTGCGATCGACGAGCCGAAGCCCGAGAACATGTTGTTGAACGATCCGCTGACGCTTTGTGCCGTTGCTGCAGCTCCCTTGCCGGCCTTGTCGAATGCATCCTGAGCCTGCAACACAGCGCGATTGTAGGTATCCTGATTGATCGCACCAGCCGCGAGCAGTTCATTGAGCCGTGCAATCTCGACCTGGTAGCTCTCAAGGGGCGTGCGCGTCTGTTCGAAGACTCGAGCCGCTTCCCGAGCCATGGGATCGATCGCAGCCTTGATCCTGCCCCCCGCGCCAGCTGCCTTTTCAGTGAAATTGGCAACGAACTTTTCTGCAGCACCACCGCCGGCCGCACCGAAAGCTTCGTCGATACGCCTCTGAATCGCCCCCTGGCTCGTGCCAATTCCTGCCACTAGGTTGTCGATCGAGGCGTTCATGTCGTCGCGCATCTTCGCCGATGCTTCCTGACCGCTCGACCACGCTTCCCATGCACCGCTGAAATCATACTGGTTGAAGCGGGACATCGCCTCCATCAACCCGCTAACTTCGGCATTGAGGCGACCGACGATAATCGATAGTTGTGCCGCTTCACGAACGATCCAGCCAAATGCTGCCACGATGCCCGAGGCAGCCGCTTGGATGGCCGCTTCGTTGTTCACGAAGGCCATCAGCTCTTCGGATAGTCGTTCTAGCGCCGGCAGCATCGCTGCGGTGATCTTGAGCACAATGGCGTCTTGCGCCGTGGCCATGCGCGAAAGATTGTCGTTGAAGGCTTCGGCCGCAGCAGCAGTGTTGCCACTGATGACGATGCCAAGCCGATCGGCCTCTGCCATCATCGCCGCAAGACCGTCCGCGCCGGCATTTAGCATTGGAATGAGGTCGGCGCCGGAGCGGCCGAACAACGCCATGGCAAGCGCGGTCTTTTGAGCACCGTCTTCCATGAGGCCGAACTTGCCGGCGATCTCGGTCATCACGGCCGATGACGACTTCAACGTGCCGTCCGCATTGGTGACAGAGATGCCCAGCGCGTTGAATGCCTCCGCAACCGGCCCTTTGGCGCCATTGGCGAACTCGGCCATGTTCTGCGAAAGCTTCCGAACTCCGGTTCCGAGCCCGTCAAGCGTCACGCCCGATAGGTCGGCGGCGTGCTTCAGCCGGGTGAGTTCTTCAACCGGAATGCCGAACTTCTGCGACATCTTGCCGATATCGTCGGCCGCATCGATGGTGCCCTTCACAGCAATGACGAGCGAACCCAATGCAGCAGCAGCGGCGGCTGACGCAGCCACCAAGCCGGTCGCCAACACGTCGCCGAACTTCTTCAGGCCCGATTGCGCCTGCTTAAGCCCGTTCTGGAACTCGGCGCTGTCGATGCCGAGATTGACGCGCAGTGCGCCGATCACGCTGTTCATCTACGATCCATCCGGTTGATTGCTGCTGTCCAGGCTTCGGCCATCGCAAGCTGTTCCTGCCAGGACTGCCGGCGCCGCCGCCGCGGCGACGCCGCGTGCGTCAGGGTGTTCAAGGGCGGCATCTTCTTCTGGCGATGCAGGGCCGCAGTGTGCCACGCCGCCCACGCCCTATCGTTGTGCTCGCGCTTCAGCCGCTGCGCGACGCCGTCGAGGATGACGCCGATTTCGCGCAACGTGAGTCGCCAGAACTGCGAAGGCTCCTGCCCGGCCTCGACCCATGATCGAAGCAGATCGAGCGGTTCTAGGAAGCCTTCGCCTTCCGAGGGTTTTCCTTTCCCGACGGGGCCGGGAAAGCCAGCTCGAACGCCTTGCCGATCGCCGCCATTGTCTTGGCCATGCCGGCGTCGGTTACAACGTCGCCTGCAGCCTTGATGTCCATCTCTTCATGATGATCGCGCAGGGCAGCCCAGACGAGCGTTCGAACGGTCGACAGCCGGATGCTTTCAGGCTTCCCCAATGTCTCAGCGATTTTCGCGACGGGCTGGTTGAACGCATCCTCGAGCTCGCACAGCGCATTGACTGAGAACGACAGCGTGTACGGCACGCTGCCAGCCTGCAACGCGACGGATCCGCGATGGTTGTTCGCCATGACTGCGCTCCCTTATGCCGCGATCACGTTGACGGTGGCAGCGCTGGTCGCGGACGCGCTGCCGGCGCTGTTCGTTCCGGTGACCGCAACGGTAATCGCAGCCCCGACATCGCCGACAACAGGCACATAGGTCTTGTTGATACCGCCTGCGATGTTCACGCCGCCCTTTTTCCACTGGTAGGTGAAGGCAGGTGTTCCGGTCCAAACGCCTTCCCATGCCGTCAGGGTCTGGCCGACCTGTGCGGTGCCGGCCACGGCAGGCAAGGTCGAGTTCGCGGGCGCGGCTGCCGGCGTCGAGATCGTCGGGCCGGTCACGCGCCAGGTCACGGTCGCCGTCATCTTGTCGTCGTTGGGCGCAGCCGGTTCATAACCGGAAACCCATCCGGCAAAAGCCCACTTCACGCCGTTCGGGAATGTGATGCGACATTGCACGCGCTCGCCCGCCGCCTTGATCGCACGGATCTTGGCGTCGGAATCAGAGCCGGGGATGAAGTTCATTTCGAAAGACGCTTCGCCGGGGTCGATCAGGCCGGGGATAAATTCGCGGGTGCGGTTCGGGCTCTGCATGTGGGTTGCGTCGATCTCGTCGACCTCGTCGCTTGGCGGCGTGATGTCGTAGACCTCGGCAAGCTCGACCCACGTCGTGCCGCTGTCCTGGCTGATGTGGAAAAACGAGCCATAGCCGATCGAAGCCTGGGTGGCTGCCATCTGGAAATCTCCTATTCGGAATGGTGGACGATGAGGTCGAGGGAGGTGCGGAACAGATACTTGACTTCGCCCGCGTCCGCGGCGGGCAGATCTCTTTCGTTGTCGGCGAACACCCCCTGAAGGATGCCGCCGCGATAGCCGGAGAGCGCAGCCTTAACGGCGCGAGCCACCTGCTTCGCTGCAGTGTAGGTCTCGGCATAGCAATCGGCCTGCACGCGGCTTGCGACATAGCCGGAAGGGCCTTGCGAGTGGTAATCGGGCAGCCCGCTGATGCGATTGAGCACCACAAATGGCCGACCGGCCTGTTGTGGTGCGCGCACCCAATATCGGCGCCCGCCGGCGACGCTCGCCAGCAGGGCGGTTATCGCCTCTTCCATGGATTATCTGCCCCTTGCGGCCTTCTTCGCCAACCGTTTCGCGGCCTTGGCAATCTCGGCGCCGAGCTGCGTCGCGATCGTCTCGAGCGCCGCATCCTTGTTCGCGTCCCATGCGGGGCGAGCAAAGGGCTGTGGCGCATGGTTCACGGTGCCGAATTCCTGCAGATGCGCATGAGGCAGGGGACCAGCACCGACAAACAGCTCCGCACTGGCCTTGTCGTCGCGAAACATCTTGCCGTGCTGCTGCGCCTGGCGCTTCGAAAGCTTGGTGCCGACACCGATCGACGAACGCAGATCGTTGCCCCCGGTGTCGGGATCGTCGGGCGCCTTGCGCCGCATGTCGGCTGCCATGGGCTCGCCGGCTTTCAGCAGCACGCGGCGCAGCACATTCTTGCCCGTCGCCTTCGGCAACTCGCCAAGCGCGCGATCGAGTTCGCGCAGTCCTTCAACGCTTGCCCGCTCGCGCATCAGTCGGCATCCTTCACGGCGGTGACCTCGAGGAAGCGCCTTCGCCCCTGCGTCGTCTCCTTGATGCCTTCAATGTTCCAGACCGCGTTGTCATAAGCGATGCGGTTCACCGGCTCGATTGCCCGTGTCCGCTCGGACGAACGCACCACAAAACGACTGCGCAGAGACGAACCCACCTGCCCGGCCGCCAGCCTTTCGCCGTCCGAGACGTCTTTCCGCTGCGCCGACACCGTGAGAAACGGCGACCATGTCTCGACAGGTTCGTTGAAAGCGTTCGGCACACTCGTCGACCGCTCGAATGTAATGCAACGATCGAGCTCCCCGGCGCCCGGCATCAGACCGAGATCCTGCGATAGGGCGCGAGCAATGCCGCGTGGCCGAGCGGTAGGTCGGTGACGATGTTACCCACATTCACCGCTTCGCGGTTTTCATAGAGGTGACCGACATGCATCAGGATCGCCGCCTTGATAGCCGGAGGTACAGCAGCGGCGTTGCCATATCCGGCAACAAACGACACGCTGACAGCATCGGGACGGGCAAAGGTCGACGGCCACGCTTGCCCCGATGTCAGCGCGACAAACGGCCCGCCACCATCGACGAGAACATGATAGGCGGCTGGTGCCAAAGTCTGCTCGACATTGGTGCCGTCATAATACGTCACACTCTGCACGCCATCAGCGGCGACAGGCGCCAGCGGCAGGCGCATGCACCCGCCGAATCCGGCAAAGTCCTGACGCCAGGTCTGATTGACCAGCGCCCGCCCGAGAATACCGCTCCAGCCGTCGAGATGATCGGTCGCCGCCGCAATGAAAGCCTCGACGAGATCGTCGTCTTCATGCGGCAATACAGCACCGGCGCCATCTCGCTCGATAATGCGAAGATGAGCCTTCGCCTCGTCGACCGTAACAGCGACAGCGGGTGGGGCAGTCATGACGGGCGCGAGCATCAGTCGTCGCTCTTGTTCTTCGACGCCTTTTCGGCCTTGTTCTTCGGCGCCCGCTCGGCCTTTTCTAGAACTCCGGCCTTGATGAGATGAGCGACTTCCGTCTCGTTCGCCTCGCGGACATCTCCGGTCATGTACATCTTGTCGCCAAAATGCTCGCGCTTGACTGCAAACTTCATGGTCTTGCTCCTTTACGCTGCGATGACGGCAGCGGTTGCCGCGCTGGTCGCGGATGCGCTGCCCTTCCAGTTCGTGCCGGTTACGGTCACGGTGATCGTTTTTCCAACGTCGCCGACCACGGGTACGTAAGTCGCGGCCGTAGCACCGGGAATTGCGGCCCCGTTTGCCTTCCAGATACGGGCGAGAGAGGGTGCTTCCCTACCAGTCCAGGTTCCGTTGGCAGCCGTCAGAGTCTGGCCGACCTGCGCCGTACCGGTGATCGAGGGCGCCACGGTGTTGGCCGGCGCGGCCGGAGCCCCACCATTCGCGCCGACAAACCCGGCATAGCTGCGTTTATGTTGTGCCTTGCTTCGCATGTTTGCCTCCTTCGGCTCAGAGAGGTGGCGGAACGTGCCCGCCACCCTTGCTCAACCGAACGGGTCAGACGCGACCGAAATCGCCGTAGATGAATGCCTCCGGGCGATACACAGCGAGAGCGACGCGCTCTTCCGCCAGGACGGTGACGAGGTTCTTGATGAAGTCGTCCTCGTTTTCAGTTGCCACCTCGACGCGCGCTTGCCAGCGGTCGAAGACCTGGGCACCGAGCTTGAAGGCACCGGTCAGGAACTTGTCGACTGCAATGGCCTGGGTGGTCACCACAGGCAGGCTCCAGAGCGTCGGCGACAGGGTGCCCTGCGGATTGCCGATGATGTAGTTGCCGCCTGCGTCCTTGAGCGTCTCGATGAATGCCCAGTCGGACGGATGCATGACATGGCCGGTGGCCGGATATTCGGCCAGCGCGGCCTGCAGCATCGCAAGACGCAACAGGTCGATGCTGGTCGGACTTGTGAGCGTGATCGGCGCTGCATAGGCGGTTGCCTGCGGGATGATGCCGTGCAGATTCTGGCCGGTATTGTCACCATTCAGGAGCTGCTGCTCTTCCTTGTAGGCGAGGCCATAGAGCAGGCGCTGGTCGATGATCGAGCGCAGCTGCGCGATATCAGACAGAACCTGACGGCTGGCCTTCATCCAGTGGGCAATAACCTTGGCTGACGTCGCAACCAGATCGAGCTTGATGTCCGAAGATGGCTTGGCCCCACTTTCCGCCACCATTCCCGCGCCGTTGGTGAAGCCAGTTTCCTTCACGTATTCCAGCGAACTGCCGTCCATCTGCCCCTGTGACAACAGGTCACGAACAGTCATGCGACGCTGTGGCAGCGCAAGGATGCCGTCGAGACGCGTAGGGCGGATCGCATCGCCCACGGCGCCCGCCGTGTCGGTCGTCACGGAGGTCAGCGTGGCCTTCGTCTGCAGATCGACGCGGCCGCGCGGATTGGCCTGGCCGAGGAAATCCTTGACCTTCTGGTCTTCGACAAACTGCGCGCCGATGGTTTTGATACCGTCCTCGCCACCACCCTTCCGAGCTGCCTTCTGCTCGAGATCGTCCAGGCGGGCCTTGGCTTCGTTCATCGCAGTGAGGGTCGTATCGGCCAACTCCTTGACCGACTTGGTCATGTCGATGCCCTTCGCGGCTTCGGCAACGGCCTTTTCGGCGATTTCCTTCACCGCATCGAACTTCTTGTCGAAATCCGCTTTCACTTCGACGGCGAGCTGCTCAGCTGACTTTGTGCCGGTCCCGTCGTCAAGCGCAAAGAAGATACGCGGCCCGATCCGCGAAGCGGCCAGGCGCGCAATGCCGCCGGCACCGATCGCTGCGAATGGCGCAAATCCTGCGAGATCGCCGGGGTTGACGGGGCCGATAGCGGCATAGGCGCCGCTGGCAGTGAGAACGCCGAGGGCAGCGATCATCGCTACCGCCAGCATGCTGACGATGTTCAGTTTCATGTGAGTGTCCTTTCTGGACAGGGAGAGGAAATCAGCCGCGCAGGAGCGCCTGCAGGAAAGCGGCCGGTTCGTTCGCCTTGCTGCCCTCGGACTCGCTCCGAATGGCCTTGGCATAACCGTGCGAGGCGATCGCAGTGGCCATGCTTTTCGGGACGCCTGCATCGCGCAGGATGTCCTCGAATTCCTTGATCGGCATGGGGTCGCCATCGCGCAGACGGCGGGCGAATTCATCCATGCGCTCAGACTTGACGCTCTCGATCCGCGCCCGGCGGTTGGCCGGGAAGGTGACCGGGCTGATCTCGCGAAGGTCGAGTTTCACGAGCAGGCGCACTGCGCCATCCTGATCGGTGTCGATCTCCCGGTATCCAATTGAGAGACCGCCGACCGCCTTGTTCTTCATCAAAGCGTGGACTTCACGCGCCTTTTGCACATCGAGAATGAGCCGCCCCTGTCCCCAAAGCCCCTTGCCGTCTTCGGCCAGATCCTCCCAAACACCGATCGGCTCGTGCGCGTTGTGCTGCCACAGCATCAGAACCGACGATCCCTCGCGCTTGTGCTTGGCAAGGCTTTCGACGAACGCGCCAGGCATCACCTTTTCGCCGTAACTGTCGACATTGCCAAAAATGGAGCCGTAGCCTTCGAAGGTGCCGTCTTCCGACAGGTCCTTGACCTGCAGGGCGAAATC